TGGCCCGACACCACGGCTCAGAAGTGCATAGTCACTTATCCAAAACACCCTGTTGACAATGAGACCCTCTGATTTGAAAAGCCACCAGCTTGCGGTTATTGCCCGAGCTGAAAAAGCCAAGTTAGACGCGGCAATTGTCGAAGCCTACCTTCTTCATGGCACGATCCATGAGACGCGTAGGGTTTTCGACTTTACGTACTCACGCGAAGTAATCCGCAAGGCCATCAGCAAGGCAGGCGTTTACGACAAGTGTAAGCGCGACCAAAGGCTTATCGCTAAATTCAAAGCCACCCCGCAAAAGTTTAAATGGGCTGACCGCACTTTTTCAAAGACTCATGGCTCAGAACTACATATGCAAACGGAAGCCGAACAGATGCTCAAAGACTCTGCCGTTCAACATCAGCGCCACATTCAACGCGAGGTTCAAGTACCTGGTTGCCAGATGCGGGCAGACTTGGCCGGCTACAACTGGGCCATTGAGACAAAGAAAGAGTGCTCATCTCAAGGTATGCTTACCGCTATGGCTCAATGCCTAGTCTACCGCAAGCACCTCAACAAGCGCTACGTCTGCATCCTACTCCCCGACGACATCGAGCCCGCGGCCTTCTACGTCAGTGAGTGCCTGTCCTACGGCATCCCAGTCATCAAGATGTCTCAGCTTATCTGGTGGGTGAACACCGTCCAAAACAATGCCCAGCCAAACTGAAATCGCCGAGGCCCTTGGCCTGACGCGTCAGCGAGTTTCTATCCTCGTCAAGAAGGGTATGCCCATCGAGTCGGTCGAAGCGGCCACCGCTTGGAGGCAGACGCAAGAGGACGCCCGGGTAAGGCGTGCGCCGACGGCACCTGAGCAGCTCGACGACGGCTCCCTGGCTGACACGATCAGCGAGCACCGTGCGCTAGTCGGTCGGGCACGCGGCGTCTGGCAGGCGGCCATGGAGCAGGGCGACCCACACCAGGGTAAATACCAGTCAGCCTACAACGCCTCGCTCAAGTCGCTTGTGCAGTTGGAGGCCGAGCAGGAGAGGCGCATCATTCTCACAAAGGATTTTATCAGTGCCAAGGAAGCAGCCGAAGCCATGCGGGAACTTGCCTCGGGCGTGGTCAACCGTCTTGACAAACTCGCCCTCGACGTGGCCGAAGGGTGCAACCCCGAGAACCCTGCCAAGGCCGTGAAGGTGCTCGAGGCTTGGGTGCGCCGAGTGAAGGCCGAACTCTCCGCCGTCGATGAACAAGAGTGACCTGCTCCGCATCGGGCGGGACGTGCTCAAGCCTTCGGACTCTGGGGACATCGTGGACTGGCTGGAGGATAATGTTCACGCCATCCCTGACTCTCCGATGCCCGGTCCGTTCCGATCAGAGCGGACGCCGTGGATCGCGGAGGCGCTACGGATTGCCGCCGACCCCGAGACCAAACTACTGACCATCCTTGCCAGCATCCAGTCGGGCAAATCACTCTTCGCTCGTCTGTTCACCTGCCATATCATCGCCAACGCTCCGGGCCCGACGATGGTGCTCCAGGCTACGGACCCCGAGGCCAAGGACTTCGCCCTGCGTTACCTCCGCCCAGTGTGGGCTAACTGTCCGCCGGTGAAGGACCGCATCTCACTCGACGACATGGACCGTTCGACGACGACCGACTTCGACCGCATGACGCTCTACTGCCGCGGCATCTGGAACGAGGCAAACCTTCAGCGCCTGTCGCTTCGGTACACCATCGCCGACGAGTGTTGGATGTCCCCGCCCGGTCACTTGGCCGAACTCAGCGCGCGCGTCACGGCCTTCGGCTGGATGGGCAAACGCATCTTTATGTCGCAGGGTGGCAAGGCGGGTCAGGAGTTTCATCAGCTGCACGAGACGACCGACCAACGTGACTGGAATATGCGCTGCCCGAAGTGCGACCACCTTCAGCCCTGGGTGTGGGAGCAGATCAGGTTTCCCGAGGACGCCAAGGTCAGCGGGTCATGGGACTTGCACAAGGTCAACGCCGGCACGACCTACGAGTGCGCGTCTTGCCGCACCTTGCTCCCTGACACAAACGCCACGCGCATCGAAGCCAACGCTCGCGGCACGTTCATCACCACCGCCGCATCGGTCAACGCGGGGCATATCGGCCTGCACTGGAACGCCCTTGCGACGATGAGCTGGGGCGAGCTGGGTGTGCTGATGCTCAAGGCCAAGGAGTCAGTCGACCAATACGGCGACGACAACGCCCGGATGCAATTCAAGCAGAAGCGGCTGGCTATGCCCTGGTCAGAAGAGGGTGGCGAGATGGTCAGCACCGCCGAGTCTGCCAACTACAAGATGGGCGACGCATGGGACGCCGAGGCCATGATCTCGCCGAAGGGCCGGGTCATCGAGCAGACGGACGCACCGCAGGGTAGCATCCCGTTCCGCACAATGGGCGTCGACGTTCAGCGTGGCCACTTCTGGGTGGTCGTCCGGCGCTGGGCTAAGACCGGGCACAGTCGGCTGCTGGCCTTCGCCCGCATCGAGTCATGGGGCGACATCGAGGCGTACGCAAAACAGTACGCAGTCCACCCGGCCATGGTCTTCGTCGACTCGGGTGACTCGACGACGGAGGTCTACCGCGAGTGTGCCAAGCGTAACTGGAAGACGGCCAAAGGTTCGGGCAACGAGGACTTTGCGGTCACTGATCGGGACGGCAAGACGAGCAGGCGCTACTACTCCGAGAAGCAGGCCGTCGTCGTCCCTGGCATCCCGCAGCGCGCGATACTCGTTTCGCATAGCAATTTGGCCGGCAAGGATTTACTCCACGGGCTCCGGGCTAGAAAGTGCTGGAGCTATGCCCTAGACGCCGACCCCGAGTACGTCTCGCAGCTGAACTCCGAAGTACGCGTCAAAGACCGACGCACGGGCAAGGCGCACTGGATACTTCCCCAGGGCAAGAAGGACAACCACGCCCTCGACTGCGAAATCCTCGCCCTCCTAGCCGCCGTCCGCTGGGGCATTGCCGGCAGGGAAACCACCGAAACCGACTTGCCTCAGAGCGGAACATGAGCACGCTATCTGCAAGGGTGCGCCGGACGGTGTTGCAAGAAGGAAGAAGCTTGTGGCGTGGGCTGGTCGGCGCACCCCCCTCTTCGTTCCAATCTGGGCAATACTAAATGGCCTCTGGACTCTTCATCGGACTTACGGAGTGCGAACTCCTCGACATCAAAGCCAAGGCTGTAGCCATGATTACGGAGGGAAAGACGCTGATGTCTTACTCTGACTCTGGCTCCTCCGCGTCCAAGCAGTTCGCCATGCCCCCGAAGGAGATGCTTGCCGAGGCCCTGTTCGCCCTGAGCCGCCTCGACCCGGCCACCTACGGACGCAGGACCACGGTCATCTCGACCTCCTGGTCTACGCGCCGCGACTAATCTATGGCCCCCCGCAAGAAAATCCCGACTGTCAGCCTCCGTGCCCCCAAGCCTAAGACCGGGCAGGCGCCTTCGTTGAAGCCGCAGGCCGCCGTCATGGACACGCAGGGCAGCGGCTTCGGTGGCAGTTACTCGGGCTGGCAGAGCACGATGTTCTCGAACTCGCGCCGTGCCATCTTCGGTCAAGCACCGGGCGACCTACGCCAAGACCTGACGCCGTGGAACCGCATGGCGATGATCCGCAAGTGCCGATGGGCAGAGCGGAACAGCGGCCTGTTTAAACAGATTCTTAATGACATGGTGCTCTACTCCGTGGGCGACGGCATCAAGGCCCAGAGCCACGCGTCGACCCCTGAGATGCAGGAACGCTACGAGGCTTACTTTGCAGAGAAGGGCAAGCGCATCGACATCACAAACCGCTTTTCGTTCTACAACTGTCAGGCCATTCTCCTCCGCGGTATGATCCGTGACGGTGACTCGTTCGCCGCCAAGGTGCGTAACGCTACGGGCGAAGCGAAACTACAGCTGATGGAAGCCCACCGCATCGGTGACCCCCTCGAAGAGACGGTCGTCATTCCAGGCATCCACGACGGTATCGTCTACGGCCCCTACGGTGAATACACTGCGGTCAACGTCTACAAGTCTGACGGCTCGAACCGTCAAATCCTTGCTCAGTCCATGATGCACGTCGTCGACCATGAGTACGCCAGCGGCGCCCGTGGAGTACCCCTGATGCAATCCAGTATTCTGAGTATCCAGGACTCCATGGAAATCCTAGCCTTGGAGAAGCAGGCGTG